TTGAGTTTTCTGGTGCAGGCCAAATCTTCAATTTTGGAGTGTTTGACTTTTCGAGGAAAAATTGTGAAGGCCTAGCCTGCGTTGTTTTGTTTGGAATATTCAAATATTCGCTTCTTGATATCCTATTCATACTTATATCTGTTTGCGTAGTATTAACAGTTCTTCTTACTACCACATCAAGAACATCAATTACGTTTGCATTAAGAGAATATTCCGTAGTTCCTTGTGTAACCGTTTGTGTGTCTTGTTCAATTGTCCATTGATTCAGTCCTCTGTTTGCCCATTCGGCTAACATAAGGTTTATGGATCTTCTTGCTGTTTTTAAATCGTAACCAGTTCTAAGTTCTAGACCGCATCGCTCAAATGCTTCTTCTATAAACTCAGCTACATTAGGTTCAAAGTCTGTACTTCCTGAAAGTGCCATTACTTTTTCTTTTTAGTTTTTTTTAAAGATCTTTCTATTTGTGCAGCTTGTTTGGCATGAAGTTTGGATGCCCCTCTTAGCTCTTTAATTAGTTTTCTTTTTTGTGCAACAGATAAGTCGGCCATTATTCATCCTCCGCATATAAGTTATCAAATATTCTATTCACATCAAGTGTATAGTCTAAATCAGATTTGGAATAGTGTACATGAGCAGATGGTCGAAAGTCTGGAGCACCCTGTCCAGTTTCAAACCAGGCTGGGTGAGTAACCCTTACCCTATTATTTGGTAAAGCCACGATATTCCCAGTCCATTCTCCAGCGTCTAATAACTGCATCACATGACTTTGTTTATGTTGTGCGGGATCATCAGCTATTTCATTTTCTGCATAATCAACCGTAAATAAATATTTAGCTGGAAAAAATTGGCCATCTATTTTTGCCATCCAAGGACAAGGAGTAGCGCGATCAATTACATATACAGAGTTGTGATGTGAAGAACAATCCCAGGGTTGAGCATCATGTACCGCCATCGGTTCAGGCCACTCTTCCAAAGGTATGTCTGCAACCAAAGCTGTTATAGGCATTCTTGCCCACATGGCACCGCCGTGCACAGTATCCTCTTCTTCACCTTCTGGTTCTATACCTGTAAAGATAACTTGAAAACTTAAACATCTACACGGCATAGTCGTAACACCAACGGCCATAGCGTGTAAGAACTCGCCGTGATATTTTTCGTGATTATGTGTGTATTCTTTTCTTACCCAGCACTTGAAGTACGGGATATTGCTATATAGATAGGCCACTATTTCTTAGCTCTTCCTCCCCTCCTATAGCCTTTAGACATAATTTTGCCACCGTTTTTATAGCCTTTTGACTTGACTTTGCCACCATTTTTCATGCCTTTAGATTTGACCTTACCACCGTTCTTCATACCTTTTGACATAACTTTGCCGCCATTTTTCATCCCCTTGGATTTCATCATGCCGCCGTTTTTCATTCCTTTAGATTTCATAGGTCCGCCATTACGCATTCCTTTAGATTTTACTCTACCGCCGTTTTTCATGCCTTTGGACTTAACTTTACCGCCGTTAGCATAACCTTTAGTTCTTTTGTACATGTTAGCTCCTGTCAGATAATAAAACTTGTTACTACTTAATTAGGAAATAGTTGTTACTTTTCTCTTGTTATTCATAACTTTACCACAGCCCCTGGCTATAAACCCACCATTTTTTTTCTTGACGCGGTTCTGTTGAGCCATAGCTTTTTCTATAGCCATGCCTCTTTTCATTTCGTATGAACTAATTTTACCGTCTTTGTCTAAGTCAGCTTTTTGTCTATTTTTTAACACGGCTCCTCCTGTGTTTTTAGTTACTCTTGCTTTGGGCGTATTTGCCACAAATTGTGTTCCTCTAGCTCCTGCAGCTTTTTTCTTACGAGCGGTTGCTGCTCTTTCTGCTTTCGACAAACTATTTGCTTTAGATTTTGGTAAGCATCTGTCAGGATTTTTTTTATTTTTACTCGTGCCGCAAGGGCCTTTTATTGAACCGTCTGTCCCTATACGAACCCAATTTTGTTTGCGCCACTCTGCTAATTGTCCCATTATCTAAGCCTCTCTCTCATAACTATGCCTTGTCCTCTTATAGAAACTGGACCACCTTTAGCTTTCTTTTGTCTTTTAGATTTTTTTGCGTAATTAGGATCTTTACAGTATTTAGACGCAGCCATATTGGCATAGGCCGAAGGATATTTATCAAATGTTCTTTTTGCCCAAGCAATACCTTTAGGACAAATTTTTCCACCGCTTTTTGCTTTAGCCATTTAACACCGCCATTGTCTTCTCGACCAATAATTAGCCTTAGTTCTATCGTCACCTAAATTTTTGCTACGCGCACAATAAGCTTTTCTTTTTTTCGGGTTATTTGGATGTGCACCCAATTTAGGATCACCAAAAGTCACTCTTTTAACTTTTCTACTAGAGGGATCTTTCACAAATACTACTCTGGTTTTTTTACCAAATCCAGGTTCACCTTTTCTGATCCTTCTAGGTTTGTTAAGAGTTACTGTTTTGCCTCTATACTCTGCCATGTTGTTTCCTTATGGCATCTTTGCCTTGTTTAAAAATACTAGCTATTCTATTTTTACCCATAACTTTGGCTCTTTGCTCCCCTACGGTTAAAATTTGTATCTTTCTAGCAAAAGGTTTTTTTATACGTTTTACTTTATTAACAGTAGCATTAGCGTCCTTTATAGTAGCAAACTTTATGCTTACGGTGTCCTTTGGATTTTCGTCAGTATAAAGTCTGCGGCCAGATCCTTTGGGTTTTTTACCTGTACCCTTTTTAGGATCTGCCACGTTTTTTCCTACCTGCGCAGTGCGCTCTTTCGCTGAAGCCTTTTGGTCTTTTGCAATTTACTTTACGCTTCCTTGCAGCGGACCATTTTTTACCCATTATTCGTAATTTTTGTTTAACACTAAAATTATAGAATACGCGTCGCCGCTTGAGTGTCCAACCGTAGTAAAGTCAATATCGCCAGTCTTACCTGATCCAGCATTATTTGGAATACCTGAAAAACGATCATCATAGTATTCGTCGCCGGTGCTGTCAGCGGGTAGAGGTATGGCTAACACATTAGTTGACGCATCAAATTCAACATCAACACCCATACCTCTTGTCGCCCAATAAATTCTGCCGATTGATACTCCAGTACAAGTTTGTCCTGCGTTGTTTTTTGCAAGCGCAGAAACATCAACTTTCTTCACTGAAGCTTCACCGGTTCCGTCTGACTCATTAGTAAATTTTAAGACTGCAACTCTTTCACCATCTTGTATGGTTTGAGATGTAACTGTATCAGCCATAATTTATCTCCTATTATGAATCAGCAAATGGTGTTACTACAGTACCAGAAGCTAGATTAATACCTTCTACTGCATACTTAGCTGAAGCTATTGCGGTAACTCTTATGATTGTTCCAGCTATACCACCTTTTGTTGTGCCGTTTAAAGTTATCACGTCGTTGCTTGCACCTGAGAAAAATGTTTTACCTGCTGCATCGCTTTTACCCATATATAGTCCACCAACGAACTTATCAGTGCCATCAGTTTTAATATCTAAGTCTGTAGCTGCTGTTTCAATTACAAAAGTAAAAGATGCACCTAAGTTATTTAATTGATTAGGATCATTATCTCTGTCAGGGGCCGTAG